ATCCAGCGTCCAGCGTTGTGGCGGTGTATCGATTGACGAATGAGGTTGGCGATTTTATTAGAAAGTTCGAGGTGAATGACTATGGGCAAAACAAAAACAAAGACGAACGCGAAACCAAGACAATCCGAAAAACCTGCTGGGTCGAAAACCAAGACCCAGTTCTCCTCGCGAGATGCGGATTGCGATGTATTTACTGAGAAGTATCTCGGGTTGAAGTTGTACGACTGGCAGAAGAAAGTTCTGTTTGATCTGAGCAAAGCGGGTTCCCGGGTGGCGTTGAAAGCGGCGAACGGGTCGGGCAAGACTGCGATGATAGCGGCGCCAGCGGCGTTGTGGTATGGGTTGATCTATCCGGGGAGTATTGTCATCACAACGAGTGGCGTTTATCGGCAGGTTAAAGAGCAGCTTTGGCCGCAGATCCGGGCATTGGCGAGTAAAGTGGCGGGACTCGGTATGCAGATCAACCAGACCGATCTGACGATGGACAACGGGTCGCGGATCTTGGGTTTCGCTACTGACCAACCCGGTAGGTTTGAAGGCTTCCACGGCAATGTTTTCATTATCTTGGACGAGTGTAAAAGCATCCAGGAGGATTTATTCGAGGCAGTTGCGCGTATTCAGCCGAATCGAATCCTGGCGATGAGTTCGCCGGGCGGCACCACGGGTAAATTTTATAAGATTTTCTCCAAAGAACAGAAGTGGTGGAAGCTTCACACGGTGACCGCATTCGATTGTCCGCACATCAAGCAAAGCTGGATTGACGAGCAGATCGAGATGTGGGGCCGCGAACATCCGTTGATTCAGTCGATGATTTTCGGGCAGTTCCAGGAGACGAGTGGCGAAGGTTTGGTGGTGCCGTGGGACAGTTTGCAGCAGTGTTTGGATAATCCGCCGATAAAAGACGGTCATGAGACGGTGGCGGCGTGTGACTTTGCGGCGGCGGGAGATGAGAGTGTGTTTTGTATGCGGATTGGTAATCGCATTGCCAAGCTGATTGCATGGCGGGAGGCGAACACGATGGCCGGTTGTGCGCGGTTTGCGTTGGAGTTTGAGAAAGCCGGGTTGAAACCTGAGCAGATATTCGGGGATGCGGGTGGGTTGGGGTTACCGATGTGCCATCAGTTGGCGGAGATGGGTTGGCCGATTCACCAAGTGAACTTGGGCGGGCGAGCGCAGGAACCGGATCGGTACCAGAACCGGGGAACTGAGATGTGGTTCAACGCTGCCCGCCAGATCGACCGTATGGAAGCCATACTGCCCGATGACGAGATTTTACATAGTCAATTGACCACTCGACGGGTGGCGACCGGAAAGACCGGCAAACTCAACCTGGAGAGCAAGAAAGAGATGAAGGCGCGTGGGTTCAGTTCGCCTGACCGTGGCGATGCGTTGGTGATGTGTTTGTCGAGTTACTCCGACCAGTACGCATGGCAGCGTAGAGGACAACCAGACTTGAATGAAGTGCTTGAGGCTGGTATGAGTGAGTGGACTGGCGACACGAAGCTACGAGAGTCGATGGGATTAAATACGGGATGAGCGCACTAGGAATTATTCGAGCGGTTTTAGAGTTAATAAAACAGTTATTTAGTTATGGAAAAAAAGTCGAAAAACACAAACTGGAAGAACTTGCTGACTCTCGTCGCCATGACAAGTTGGATTGGTTGCGGAGTCGGATGTCAAACAACGCTACCCCGAAAGCTGGACGCGACGAAGCAGATCATCCTGGGAAATGAACGAGGATTCGAGGATGCGTACAACGCGAGTCCCGAGGCGAAGACATTCGTCAATGCGTTGATGAAAAAAATAATTAATTACGAATACGAGTTGGAGAAAGCTAGTTTAGAATGACGTTAGCGCAAGAAGACCACCTGGCCGACATCCAGCGAACGATAGCAAAGCAAGTCAACGACAAGTACCGGGCCGGTCAAGCGGAACACGGTGGGGATCTCTGGGAACGGGTGCCGTTGGTCGATGATTTAATTGAGGAGGCACTCGACCAAATGACCTATGCGCTGACACTCAAGTCTCAATTGAACCGGGTGAAGAAGTTACTCGATGACGCGAGGAACGCAGCACCCGAGAACCCGGTCACCGCCCAGAAGCTTATTACCCGAGCGATGACTTACCTCTAGTTACCTCACAACAAGTTTGCCAGTAAGTGATTTTGACGCGCCCAATCGGGCGCGTTTTTTTACGCACTAAAATAAATCATCTTATGGCAGCGAAAAAACAAGGCTACAAGTCCCGACAGGACGAGTCACTCGGTGCGCGGCGTGGTGCGCGTAAGAGTCTGAAGCGAAACGTATCAGCGTCTGGTCGGCGGGCGATGGCTTCCGGGCCGCGTAAAGCGGCAGGCGGCAAGAAGTACGGCCTGAACTCAAAGAAGCGATAACTCTCCCCGGGGGCATGACCGCCGAGAAACAGTTCAACGCATTTTGCAACGATCTGGAGGCGTTACTCTCTCGTTATCAGGAGGAGTTTGACTTGACCGATGCAACGCTCATCGGGGGGTTACAGATGTACTGCACGCTCTTCGCGATCCAATCGATGGGATGGTGTTGCGACGAGGAGGAAGAGGAGGAGGAGGAAGAAGAATTTTAAATGCGTAGTCGGGACAAACTAAACGCGGAAGTTTTACAGGATTTAGCTGATCGTTCGGTGTGGGACACCCGGCAACGGATGTTCTACGAGATGCGCCACCACGGGTTGAGGCGGAAGAATAAACCGTGGCCCGGGGCATCTGACGTTCATTTCCCGCTGGTCGATACGACGATCAGCGAACTCAAACCGGCGTACTTCCAGCAGTTGTTTGCGACTGATCTGATTGCCCAGTTTGTTCCCACCTCCCCCCAGGTAGCCGAGTTTACGACTGCCGCCGCGCAGTGGTTCGATCATCGGATCAAGCAACGGACGAATTTGGAGACCGAGGTGCTGAGTGCGGTGGATTCGATGCTGATGTGCGGCACCGGCATTCTGAAAGTCTTGTGGGATTACACCTCTAAACGGCTGAAGTATTACACCGTCGATCCCCAGCATTTCGTAGTACCCGCCTGGACTCGGGACATAGCAGACGCTGACCGGATTTGTCATATCAGCGTCTACTCGATTGATGCCTACAAGCGGCAGAAACATCTGAAGCAGGACAAAGCGATCCTCGACCAGATCATCGGGAGCTACAACGCCGATGCCGGTGACATGAACACCGAGGCGGCGAAGTATGAGCGCGAAGGACTGACATTCCCGGAGCAGGACAAAATCATCGTGTGGGAGGTTTACCACCGTTGCCCGGACACCGGTCAGTGGATCATTTGCACCTACTCCCCCACCTCCCCCGATCTTGATCTTCGTCCGCCGATGAAGGTTCCGTACAACCACGGCAAGCCACCGTTTATCGCGTTCAACTACGAGATCAAAGACCCGGGATTTTACTCGTCGCGAGGCGTTGTCGAGTTGCAAGCGGTGTTCGAGGCCGAGCTTACGAAGCTACAAAACGAGAAGATGGACTGCATGACGCTGTTCAATCGACCGTTATACCGGGCAGAGCGGGATATGCCTAACAGTGGCAACCTCCGCCTGACACCTGGGAGCATTTTACCGTATGGAATCCAGCCGGTAGCCCACCAATCCCCCCCGATTTCGTTCGATACCCAGATGAATATCATGCGCGAGATAGCGCAGAACCGGGTATCCACCCCCGATTTCGGGTTGACGCAGACTTTACAGAATACGGAAAGACGCACGGCGACCGAAATTCAAGCGATTGGCGGCCTTTACCAGCAATCGAGCGATCTGAGGATGCGAATATTCCGCATTGCGTTGGGTAATTTGTACCGGATGAGTTGGTCGATTCTGCTGCAATACGACAAATCGAGCCTCAATTACTGGTACCTCGACACGGCGCAGGAGATCCCCCAGGAGGCGTTGCATGAGCAGTACAACATTCAGCCCACCGGAAGTGCGGATGGGGTGAATAAACAGCTTTTGATGCAGAAAGCCATCACCCGGTTCCAGATGTTCGCGAATGACCCGTACATCGACCAAGGCCAACTGCGAAAGACGATTCTAGAGAGTGATGATGCGACTCTGGTCAAACGACTTTACGTCGATCCGATGCTGACCCAATCGACCCAGGCGGAGGATCAAGCCAACGAGATCACGTTCCTACGATTGGGTTTCCCGGCGTTGGTGAAAGACTCGGACGATCACTTGATCCACATCCAGACGGTGATGGCTTACATCACCAACCGAGCCGACACAGGCGCACCCCCGGAACCGGCGGAAGGACAATTTTTGGAGCAACACATCGGCGAACATTTGGAGAAGCTGAAAGAAGCAGACCCGAAGACCGGTCGCCAGGTGGAGCAGGAGTTGAAGAATTTATTCGCCCAGATGCAGCAAGCGGTAGTTGAGCAGGCGCAGCAGGCGAACCCAGAAAATGTGGAACCGATTGAAGAACCGATGGCGGCAATGGAAGCAGTTCCGCCAGGTGTTGCAGTGGTCTGATCCTCCTGAGTGGACGAACGGACATGCAAGCCAATTGCAGACATTCATGTCGGGCGATGTGGGAGTTACGTTACGTTACCACTTACGGAACTTGCACATCCAGAATTGTGACCGGTTAATTTCATCCCCAGCGGACTTGGCGTACCACGCCGGTCATGCTGCCGGGTTTAAATCCGCGTTGGCAACGCTTGATGGGATGGCTTCGATACGGAGTCTACCGGAGGAGGAAGTGGTCGGGGTGACCGACGATTTGGAGTGGATGCGAAAAACCGCATAAGAATTTATGTCTAACGTAGTGGCAGAAAAACCAGTTGAGGTGGATGTCGAGCGCGAGCGATTGCTAAAAGTGTTGGAGGAATCCGATGCATCCGCGTTTGATACTGCGAACATATCCCCGGTGCCGCAGGCCGAGGAACCCGACCAGGAGTCAGTTGTAACTGAAGACAAACCCAGTGAAGTAGAACCGGAGGAAAAGTCCGAGCAGACTGAAGGCGAGGAGAAATCCAAGTCGCAGTATTCCCGGGCGAAAAAAACGCAGGATCGGGCTAACAAGACCTGGCGCGATGTCAATGCCGAGAAAGCGGCAGTGAAGAAAGAGCGGCAGGAACTGGAGGCCCAACAAAAAGCGTTTGCGGAGCAGCAGAGTGCATCCCGAGATGAGATCACTCAACGATCAGCGCAGAGTCGTTATTCACCCGAGGAATACGAGGCGATAGCCAAAGAGTTCGAGGATGAAGGCGATCATGCCAATGCCGAAGCTGCGCTAAAAGCGGCGAAGCAGGCGCGTGACGCGGTTGCCGAGCAGGACGCAAAATCGCAGCAGGCGAAGTTCGTAGCCAAGTGGGACAGCAACTGGAAAGCGGCGGCAGCCGAGCATGGGGACTTAAACGACCAGAACAGTGAGTTGTTCAAAATGGTCGGTCGATTGCTTGAGCAAAAGCCGGTTCTGACGCAGTACCCCGAAGGCATAACGGACGCAGTCGAAGGTGCGACAATGTACCTCAAAGCCAACCGGTCAACGGAACTGGAAAAACAGGTCAGCGAACTTAAAAAGCAACTCGCTGAATACGAAGAGAAAACACAACTGAACGGAAGCCAACCCGGCGGGAACATCTTGGAAGTTGAATCGTTTGATAAGTTGCCGGTCGATCAGCAAAGATCGGAACTGATGAAAGCGATGCAGCAGGCGGATGACACCGGGATGGACATGTTCGCAACAAATTAAACTATTATGGCAGGAACTACTTTAACGACTACCGGTTCGGCAACAGCCGGGCCAAAGTCAACACTTCAGGACTACTTCGATAAGAAGTTACTCGAACAAACGCTCAAGACAATTGTTCTTGATCAGTTTGCATTTAAGGCACCGCTTCCAGGTAAAGCGGGTGCGAAGGCGATTAGGTTCTTCCGTTACCCGGAATCAGCCACAACCGATGTGGAAACGCTTGCTGAAGGCACGTTAATTACAACGGGTGATTCAAAGCAATTGAGCATGGAAACGGTGGACGTTACGCTCGCTCAGTACGGGCAGATCGTGACGATCAGTGATCTCCTCAGTGCCGTCGAACTCTTCAACACGATGGAGCAGGCAACCGTCCAGAACGGACAGGACGCAGCACTCAAAGTTGACGAATTGCTACGGAACATTCTGGGCGACTCGACTGCAGTCGTTGATCGTTATGCCGGTGCGGCTACAGACTACGCGACAGTCGGTGGAACCGATGACGCGATGACTGCGCTTGATATCCTCGATGCGGCTACCAATCTGAGAGTGAACAACGCTCGTCCGAGTGGTGGTTACTTCACAGCGATCATGGCGCCGGA